TAAATCTGCGATTTAAAGCTAAAACAAGCTCCTTGTCCGAAAATAATTCCTCGATTGAATACTGACTAGTTACAAATACCTTCTGCGGTCGTATCAAACGTGATCCGCCCTTTTTCTCAGCAATAAAAGGGTAATGATCGGCCCAAATTTTAAGAAAATTGCCGATCCACGTGGATTGATTATGATCGACGTCATCAATTAAAACATGGGAATGGTTATCGAAACCATCCCACCATTTATTCAAAGGTTTAGGATATACTAACGGATAGGCGTTTCGAACGCCTCGGGACTTCCCGGAACCTGTAGGTCCTCGAAGCCAGAATCCACACGTTGTGGGGAGGGGCTCGATGGTTGGGAGATAGGATCGATAGATTCGTTCGAGATTTCCGATGTAGCGGATGTAGATATCAGCGGGGATGTCATCAAACTTGCCCTCCTTAGCCAAGGTACGGGCGTCCTCCCAACGCTGCTTCTCCCGGTTCCCGGGGTCCTGCGGGGGGTCCCCCAATTCCAAGTATCTTCCATCCTTGATACAGTATGTTCGGCATTGAACGGGAGTACCCCGGGCGGGCTCCACGTGACATCCGGCGAGAAGTCTACGAACGGCGGCGAAGGTGCGGGCGTTAAGGAATTCGACGTAGCCCTGTAGGTGAGGGGTCCCGGTATCGGGCGCCGATTCACGACCGGCAACACAATACTTGGCTCTGAGCCCGAGGAGCCAGGTGTGTAAAGCTGCGTCGTTGTCATACTCAACAGGATAATTGTTGAACGTAAAAACAAAACGACGAGATCTCATAAAAATGGGGGAAACTGGCCTGTTTATATAGAAAAACTTGTGGCTGTGTGTGGCTATACATGACGCAGTTACTGCGCCGTGTGGCTGTGTTTGACACAAACACAGGTGGTCTAGGTAATAATAGCTAGACCACCAAATGTGTCGTGTGGCGCAGCACAGACTCAAAATTTTGTTCCCCTCTTATTAAACACAATGACAGCAGCAGCTTATTACGGTGGAGCTGCATTAGCAGCTGGCGCAGGTGTAGCTTACAACTACCTACGAAATAGAAAACGTAGAAGAGGAAACGGAGGGGAAGGACCTAAAGGTCCTAACAAAAGACGTAAAATCAATAAGAAACGTTCAGCAGGAAAACGAAAAAATACAATGAGAACGAAACGTAGAAAAAAGAGATATAAAAGAGCTGAAGTCGGAATTCAAGAAGAATCAGATAATCTATATAAAGTTGTGACATACAAACCAGCCACACGGGCTAAATATATAGAATGGGGAAAACAACCAATGACTTACGAGCAGGTAAGTGCATGGTCATGCGCTTCTGGAGTAGCAACAAGCGGTCAATCAAAACAGCAAATCAGCGCAGATATTCTGCCTAGTTCAGCTTTGGCTATTGGAGGAAGTGCCATGTTAACAGAACTATTCAACAGACATTCAAAAATTCAAAACAGTACCGGCCCAGCAACAATAACAGTGGACCCAACATTTGCAACACAAAAATATAACACTTTATTCCTAAACAGAATAAGAATTGATCTTGAAATGACTAATCAAGCACCGACAACAACGGAGGCGGATATATACATATGTACAAGAAAATGCTCGGAAAAATCTTATGAAGTAAACGCTGCAGTAGCAGACTGGACTAGGGGTTTGACAGTGATGGACGCAGGTGGGTCAACAAACGTAAATTCGTTCTTAGATACGTATCCAACAATGTCAAAACGGTTCAACATGCAATGGAATATTGCAGCTAAATTTAAAGTTAAACTGGACGCCGGTCAGGAAAGAAGATGTAGCTACAAATTAAATGTAAAAAGATTTTTAGATTCGGATCACTGGATAACTTACGCTGGCGGTATAAAAGGGATTTATCACGAAGTATTCGTGGTAGCAAGAGGGCCAACAGCGGATACAAATAACAGCTTTACCGCTGGTTCAATAGCAACTGCCAAAGTAAAACTGGTCGGAGTGTGCAAAGTAACTTACAGCTCAACAGCTTGTCAAATTTACTCTCAACTGCATTACCAAACGAATACGTTGACTAGTAGTAACGCTGCTCTATACGCTATTGCAGACGCAGCGGGAACGGTGATAAACACAGAAGCAGCGGCCAATTACGCATAATGATGCGATATATAGTTAAGATAGTTCTGTATATAAATATATTTTGTTGTATTGATACTAACTGAGGCGACCCTCGAAACTCGGGCGCTCTGTGGATCGGCCTGTCGGCCTCCGCTAGCGCGATTTAAGGAGTGGTTGGTGATACCCATCTTAAGTTAATTATATTAATTCATATGGAGGTGTGATTAATGTAAATCTGCGATTTAAAGCTAAAACAAGCTCCTTGTCCGAAAATAATTCCTCGAT